CGCCGACGCCGAGGAACTGAAACTGGCGATCCGCAGCCTCACCGCGGAGACCCAGCTGGTGGTGCGCGAGGGCCTGACCTTCGACTACCCCGACAGCACGGCGATCATCCCGGACACCCGCTGCCGGTCCCTGCGCGGCTTCCTGGGGGCCAACTGGGTGGCCCAGGAATATCTCCTGACCCCCGACGAGATCGAAGAGATCTACATGGTCGACGTCGGGACCAGCTATACCGCCTACAACGAGGACGGCAACTCGACCGGGTACGAACCCACCGGCGAGCAGCATTACAGCGCCGGCTACGGCGACGGCCGGGACGACGGGACCAGCACCGCCCTTTGCCTGGCCTGCGTCTGGGAGATCTACAACCGCAAGGACGGCACGGTGTATGTCGTCTGCGACGGTTATCCCGAGTTCCTGCAGGAGCCGACCACGCCGGAGGCCGAGATCACCCGGTTCTGGCCCTGGTTCGCCATCGTGCTGAACGAGGGTTACGACGAAAAGACCCTCTTTCCGCAGTCCGACATCGACCTGATCCGTGACATGCAGCTGGAACTCAACCGGTCCCGCCAGGGCCTGCGCGAGCATCGCCGCGCCAACCGCCCCAAGACCGCGGTGGCGGCGGGCCTGCTGGAAGAGCCGGACCTGGAGAAGTTGCGCACCCACCCGGCGAACGCCCTCTTGGAACTCAACGCCCTGGCCCCCGGCCAGAAGATCGATGACGTCTTACAAGTCATCAAGATGCCGCCGATCGACGCCGCGGTGTATGACACCGCTCCGGTGTTCGAGGACGTGCTGCGGGTTCTTGGATCGGACCAAGCCGATCAAGGAACAACGTCGGGCAACGCCACGGCGACCGAGGTCTCGGTGGCGCAGTTCTCGCAGAATACCGACCTGACCTCGACCGTGGACGACATCAACGACACGATGACCGAGCTGGCCCAGGCGTCGTCTCAGATCCTCGTCCTCAACGTGTCGCCTCAGACAGTCACCAAGGTGGTGGGACCAGGCGCTGTGTGGCCGGCGCTGGACCCGCAGACGGTGGCCGACAACGTCTGGCTGGAGGTCGACGTCGGCGCCAATGGTCCCGCCAACCGCCAGGAAGACGTCCAGGTTCTCACCCAGCTGATCCCTCTCTTGCAGCGCATCCCCGGCATCTCGCCGGAGTGGTTGGCGCGGCAGCTGATGCGCCGCATGGGCGACGACATCGACCTGACCGAGGCGTTCGCCGAGGGCACCCCCAGCATCGAGGCGCTAAACCAACTCATGGGTCGGCCCCAGCCCGCGCCAGGAGAGGCGCCAGGCGAGGCGCCAGGGGCGCCTGGTCCCGGGGCAGGCCCTGGTGGTCCCACCGGCGCTGGAAGGGGACCACCCCGACCCCCAGGACCGGGTCAGGACCCCACCGCGCAGGGACCGGCCGGGATGGCCAACGCGATGACCGGTCCGGGCACCCAGGGACCTCTGGGACCCCACGTTCCGCCGCTGCAGGTCTACGGCGCCAACGGCAACCGTCCGGGGACCGGTGGTCCCGCCCGCATACCGGGTCGAAGTCAGGGTATGCCAACCCCGTAACCAAAACAGGAGATTTAAGATGACGACAGTTCGCGTGACCGGCGGTTTTCTGAATGTCGAGAGCGGCAATCCTGCCTACCCGGATCAGGGTTTGCCCGGGGCGCCCGCGTATCCGGATCAGGGCCTTCCCGGCAATCAGCCCGGCATCGATAACTCACTGCCAATTCCGCCGCCGCCGGTGGGTGTGTGGCCGCCGCCGGTGCCAAGCCATCCTATCGTGATCGCGCCGCCTGGAACACCGCCTGGCGTCATCTGGCCAAGCCCAGGCGTGCCAAGCCATCCGATTGCCATGCCGCCGCCGCCACGTCCTGATCAGGGACTGCCTGGATCGCAGCCGAAACCCGATCAAGGCTTGCCGGGTAGCCAGCCGCGCCCGGATCAGGGACTGCCGTCCGGTCCCGTGCATCCGTCGCACCCGATCGCTTCCCAGACCTACTGGATGCTGTGCTACGCACCGCAATTCGGTTGGAAATACGTAACGGTCGACCCGAGCCTGCGGCCGGATCAGGACCTGCCGGCGCCGCAGCCGGTGCCGACGCCGCACTGATTACCTCGTGACCGAGCAGGAGCGCACCAACGGGTTGTTGGCGGGGATCAGTGAGAGACTGATCCGCGTCCTGCCCCCGGCGTTCCTGCTCCTGATCATTCTCAACGTGCTGTTTTTGGGCGGCTTTTTCTGGGTTTACGACCACAACACCGAGGCGCGCACCCAATTGCTGACGAGGATTGTGGAAAAGTGTCTTTTGCACCCAGGATCATAACACCGCTATAACGACAACGCCGGCCAGGACGGGCCTGGCCGGCGTTTCGGAAGGAGCAAGCGATGCTAGCACGTCGCAAGTTCCTGCCGTTGATCCTGGTGGTCTTGCGCATCCGCGTCAAGATCATCATCCGGCGGTAGGGCGGGCGCCGTCAAGGGGTAAACCCTGGGCGGCGCCTTCCCCCGAACCGGGGTGTCCTGTCCGTGTCTTGTGGGAACATACTGGACACGGACACAACACAAGGGCATAACCCTTTGCTGATCCAGCGAGATCGGCAAAGCCCTGGATGTCAGAGACCACTTCGACCCCCTCGGACGCCGCAACGCCTTCAGACGCGCCCTCGTCCAGCGTCGTCGATACCCCGAGCGTTGCCAGCACACCGGCGGCGCCCGTTGACAGTTCCACGCCCTCGTCAGGCAAAGACAGCACAGCGCCCTCGTCAGGCGACAGCCGCCAGTCAGACCGCGATGGATTGCTTGCCGCAGTCCGCAAGGTCGTGGAGACCAAGCCCGGGACCGACACCCCCTCGCAGACCGACGCGGGTGACGCTTCCCAGGACCAGACCTCCCAGGACCAGGCAGCGGCTACGGGAAAGCCGGGAGAAGCAACGCCTGGTGCCACCGAACCGTCTCCACCCGATCCGACCGAAGCCGACCCGACCGAAGCTGAGTTAAAGAAGCTTCGTCCGGAGACGCGCCGGCGGTTCGAGCGTCTGCTATCGCAGCGCAATGAAGCCCGACAGAATTTAGACGCCCTGCAGCCGGAGATCGCACAACACCGGCAGCTACAGGGGTATCTACAGCAACACCAGTTGGCGCCGGATGACGTCAACATGCTGCTGGGTGTCGGGGCATCGCTGCGACGTGGCGACTACCAAGGTTTTCTCAACGGCGTGACGCCCTACGTCATGGCCGCGCAGGAAGCCCTTGGCCTGCGTGTCAGCTCAGATTTGCAGAAGCAGGTCGACGAGGGGCTGATCGACGATGCGACGGCGCGGGAACTTACCCGCACGAGGCATCGCGCCGTGCAGGCAGAAGCCAAGCTGAAAGACGTCAGCGAGACGGCCACGGCCGACCGACAGGTCCAGCAGACGGAGCGTGTCCGTTCCGCCGTGGACGTGTGGGAGGACGGCATCAGGAAGCGTGACCCCGACTACGCCCACATGCAGGGTGCTGTGCGTCGCTATGCCCAGGGTCTGTTGCAGGAGCGTGGTTCGCCACGTTCAGAGCAAGAGGCGGTGGCACTGGTCCAGGCGGCCTATGACGAGGTCAGAGCCACGTTTGCCCAGGCGCGTCCCGCGCCCAGGCCCACGCGGGCAGCTCCGTCCAGCATCCATGTCGCAACGGGCACGTCGAATGCCGAGCCGCGCAACCTGAAGGAAGCGGTTGTCGCGGCGTTGGGGAACATGCGGCGAGCCTCCTGATGTGGAACAACTCACATGGCCTTCACGGCTGGAGAACTCACGAACATCGCTAACGCGGCGTTGGATTTTTACTACAACAAGGGAGACACCTTTAAGCAATCGATCCAGGCGAAGCCGTTGCTTCGCCTGATGGAGAGCAGTGCCAAATCCTTCCCCGGCGGCAAGGGCAACATCTCGCTCGCGGTGAAGGGCGACTACGGCGCCGGCGGCGTCAACGACCATGTGGTCGGCTACACCCACAACGACACCGTGAATTTCTACACGCCAGCCAACATCAAGCGGTGCAACTACCCGTGGCGTGAGCATCACATGGGTCTCACGCTGACCCACACGGAACTCAAGATCGACGGCATCAGCGTAACCGATGACAGTGGTGACGGCAGCTCGCTGTCCAACCACTCGGACCGTGACGTCACGGTGCTGGTGAACCTGCTGCAGGACAAGCTGGAAGATTTTGGCGAGCAATACGCCCGCAGCATGAACAATCTCATGTGGGCTGACGGCACGGGTGACGCCAAGGCCCTGGCCGGTCTGCAGTCGATCATCGTCGACGTGCCGAATGCGGGCAACCTGGGCGGCCTGGCACGGTCGACCAACACCTGGTGGCAGAACCGGTCAGCGACACCGGCGTTCGGCACCGCAGGCGGCCGCGGTGCGGTGACGTCCGCCACGACCAACGGCGGTGCGCTGTTGCAGTTCCTGCAGCAGGAATACCGCCAGCTGATCCGCTACGGCGGCCGACCCTCGAAGTTCCTTGCCGGCAGCTCGTTCATCTCCGCGATGGAGATCGAGCTGCGCGCCAACGGCAACTACTCGATGACGGGTTTCACTGGTCCCCAGGACGGCAGCATGGGATCGCTGAAGTTTATGAACTGCACCATCGAATACGACCCGACCCTGGACGATCTTGGCCGGGCGAAGTTCGGCTACTGGTGGGACCCGCGGCACATCTACCTGATGAAGCAGGACGGCGAGTGGGACCACAAGTTCACACCCTCTCGCCCCTACAACCAGTTCGTCATTTACAAGTCGATGACGCACACGGGCCAAATGGTAGCGCAACAAGTCAACTCTGCACTGGTGGTGGCTATAGCATAAACACAGTAGAGGCAGCGTTTTACGTGAAACGCTGCCTCGTTTTACATAGGAGTTTCTAAATGCCCGCGTTCCATCTGCTGCGTTGCATGGTCGCCCTCGGCGGGGACCAGGGCAATCAGGTTTACCGTCACCGGGACCGGCCGATCGTGTTCCCCGAGCTGCCCATCCTGCAGTTCATCCACGGCGAGGAAGCCATCACCGAGATCTTCGTGGTGGGCACCTGGGAAGCCAGCAACGACGAGGTGCTGCAGCGGCTGCAGACGATCTACCAGCCGGAGACGGTGCAGGCGGTCTACCCCGGCAACCGGCCGCGCCTGCCGGTGTCGGACGCCTCGGTCCCGCGCTGCACGCTGCCGATCTACAAGCCACGGCCGACCCGGCCCGACAGCCCTGACCCGAAGCTGCGGCCCCTCGGCGAGTTCACCTACCTGGACAGCCAGGCGCCGGTGCTGGACGCGCCGGATCTGCCCCGGGAGACCGAGCCGACCGTGGACGAGATCGCCGCCCATGTGCAGGACGATGTGGACGACGTCGAGGGCGCCATCGAGCTGGGCCTGGACGGGCCGAAGCGGATACGTCCGGAGGACCTGGCGCATATCGTGCGGGACACCAGCGGCCGCGGCGCGTCCACTGCGGGACCACTGACCCAGCTGCCGGATGTGAACGCCGGCGGCAGTCACTCGCCGAACTACAAGCCGAAATCCGGCGGTGGTGCGGCGCTGGCGAACCGAGCGGCCCGTGGCACCTAAACAGCTGCGCGACATGCTGACGGATCTTCGCGCGGAGATCGGGCATTCGACTAATGTCGCGCACGGCATCAACGATCGCGACACGCTGCTCTACTACCTGAACCGCACCCAGACGCAGCTGTATCAGGACTACGACTGGCCGCAGCTGATCATCGATCGCGACATCAAGCTGGTCGACGGCGGGCGTTACTATGCTTACCCGTCCGACCTGGCGTTCGATGACATCACCAACATCTGGGTGTTGATCAACACCGTCTATAACGAACTGGCCTACGGCATCGGTCCCTACGAGATGGTGCTGTGGAACTCGGACAACGGGTTCAAGGCGTGGCCCACCCGCAAGTGGATGCACAACGCCGACAGCAACATGATCGAGCTGTGGCCGGTGCCGGATGCCAGCGCGGTGAACGCCGCCGCGATCATCCGGGTGCGCGGGACCAAGACCGTCACCAAGATGATCAACGACAGCGACGTATCTACGCTGCCGGACAATCTTATCGTGTTGTTTTCGGCGGTGGAGATCCTGCAGCGCGATGGCGCCAAGGATGCCGCACTGAAACTCCAGAAGGCCAACGAGGCGATGCGGCGCCATCGCGTGCGCCAGTTCAGCCACAAGAAGGTCCGCCCGATCGTGATCGGCGGCGGCGGCGGCGACGCCCAGTCGCGGCCCGGGCACCAGCCGGTGCTGGGCCTCGATTACATCCCGCCAGGCTATGGCTCTGGTCCCGGACCACACTAAATGGCGCAGGGCAGCAAGGTCTTCTCGGTCACTGACTTCAAAGAGGGCCTTGACGTCCGTAAGACACCCCTCACGGCGCCGGGCGGCTCGCTGCGCATCCTGGAAAACGCCGTGATCAATCAAGGCGGCGAGATCGAGAAGCGCCTAGCGTTCGTGCCGATGACCACGATGCCGGCGGGGTGGATGTATGTGACCGGTCAGGCCGGCAGCCTGCATGCGTTTTGCGTCGGAACCGCACCGGCTGCCATCCCACCAGGCTCAATGCCGGTGCCGATCGTGCCGCATCACCTGGAGGACCCGGGGGAAACGATCCTCTGGCTTGCAGACATCGAAGCCTTTGGCACCGCGTTCTATGTCTGCGGCTACAGCGCCACGCGCTGGTATTGCTGGTATGCCGATGTGCTGGTGCATGAGGTGGGCGGCACTCTGAGCAGCGGTCAATACGCCCGCACCTGGAAGTCCAAGATGTATCGGATCGACGGGGATTATCTGCGCTTCTCCGGGGTGAACAATCCGGCGCAGAATGATCCGGCCTCGGTAACCGAGCCAGGAGCCGGCTTTATCAATCTGGCCCTCAATGACCCGGACGCTGAAAGCCTGGTCAGCATGGAAGTTTATTACAACCAGATGGCTATCTCGGCGCGGCTGCAAACCCAGCTGTGGACGCTTGATCCTGACCCGACCAACGACACGTTGGGTCAGTTGCTGAGGATCGGCGTGCATGCGCCTCGTTCGATGGTGCAGTTCGGCACAGGAGACGTCTTGTTCCTGTCCAACAGCGGTGTGCGCAGCCTCAAGGCGCTCTACATCAATCTGGCAGCCAGCGTGTCGGACGTGGGTTCGGCGATTGATCCTCTGCTAACTGAAGCGATCCGCGTGCAGCCTGGCTACAGTTCATGGTGCGACGCGATCGTGCAGCCAATTCAAGGGCGTTACTGGTTATCTTATCTCGAAACAATTTACGTGCTATCTTACTTCCCAGCCGGCAATATCACCGCTTGGTCTACCTTTAGCACCGGTTTTTTGGTGAAGAACTTCGCGCTGGTCGGCACTCAGATGTTCGTGAATGATAGTAACAACAACATCTATCTTTATGGCGGTCTCGCCGGCAATGAATACGACAGCACGCCGGTTACCGTGCGCACACCGCATATGAGCGCGGATAGCCCGACCGAGAACAAGCGCATCAAGAGCATGGACGTGATGTGTCAGGGCCAGTGGTCAGTCAACATCGGCATGCTGCCCAACAACACCGAAGCGTTCGAGCTGTGCGCCACGGTGCAGGATAATACCTACGGGCTGATGAGCATCCCCTTTGCCGGCTACGGCACGCATTTTGGGCTGCACATGACGCACCAGGCGCCTGGTCCCGCGACCCTTTCAGCGGTGCATCTGAACCTGCAGGAAGGGGTGGTGAAGTGAGCGCAACGGCCCTTGAACCCGAACTCGATCACATGATCCGCATGCACGAGGCCAGCCGCGCGGGGATCACCCATATCGTGCGCAATCTGCGCGACCGCGACCGGCGCGAGATCTTCGCGCTGCGCTGGGACGACGACGAGGACGCGCTGATCGACAACGTCACCGCCAACGCGGGACCATTGTGGCGCGTGTGGTCCTGGGACAGCGAGCCGATCGCGGTCAGCGGCGTGGTCCCGGTGCGTCCTGGCGTGGTGATCTGCGGCGCGTTCGGCACGGATCACTATCGCAAGGCCGTGCGCCCGATCGCGCACTGGGCGCGCACCTACATCATCCCGGCGCTGCAGCGGTCGAACTACCATCGCGCTGAAGCTTATGCGCTGGCCACGAACACCGATGGGCGGGCGTTCATCGAACTGATCGGCGGCGAGGTCGAGGCGCTGCTGCAGGGCTATGGTCGCAACCGTGAGGACTTCCTGCTCTACACCTGGGACTTGACGCAGACCGGCGGCCGGAGGGTAAGACATTGTGCTTAGGCGGACACGGCGGCAGCGCCGCCCCCAGCGGGCCAACGCAGCAGTGGATGCAGAACTCCACGACCGGGCAGTGGGCGCAGGTTGATGTAGGTATTCCGCAGGATTATTTTAACCGCGGCGCCACCACGGTGTCGCAATACCAGACCATGGCCAGCCAGGATCTGAGCGACAGGCAGATCGCGGCGCAGCAGAAGATCGCCGACCAGCAGCAGACGTTCAACCAACAGCAGGCCGATCAGCAAAAGGCCCAATACGACCAGCAGATCCAGCAGGCCCAGGAGCAAGCCACCCGTCAGAGCGAGTATGACACCGGACGGGCCAGCCTGCTGGGACAAGGCACCCAACAGGTCAACGACGCATTCAGCAAGTTCAGCCCGGATTACTTCAACCAATACGCCAAGGACTATATGTCCAAGGCGCAGGACGATATTACCTATCAGCAAAATATCGCCGAGAAGAACCTGGGGTTTCAGCTCGCGCGGCAGGGGATTTCCTCCAGCCAGGCCGGGGTCAATCAGCAGGGCCTGATCGACGAAAACGCCGGTCGCGCCACCGCGCTGCAGACCGCCAACGCGCAGTCCGCCGAGAACACGCTGCAGGGCAACGTCGCCGCCGCCAAGCAGAACCTGTTGGGCCAGGTCACCTCGTCGGAAAGCATTGGTTCGCCGATCGCGGGATCGTCCGAACAGGACGTCAACGCGGCGTTGAACACCCAGAAGAGCGCCATCTCAGGCGTCACCAGCCAGACCGGCGATGTGACGTCTTCGCTGGCGGGCGTGCCCACGGTGTCGCCCCTGTCCAACATCTTCGCCAACGTGCTGGGCAGCGCCGGGAGCTACCTGGGTGGGCTGCAAGCGAATACCGCGCTGGGCGCCTACAAGGCCGCCGCGTCCGGTGGTCTCGGCGGGACCAACCCGAACGCGGCCAGCACAGGGAAGAACTGAGCCATGTGTGAGCCGATCTCGGCCAGCCTCGCGACCTACGCGACGATCGCCGCCGCGGCGATCGGCACCGGTGCGTCGCTGTATGGCGCGGCGCAATCCTCGGCGGCGCAGAGCAAGGCCGCCGACGCGATCAGCGCGCAGAACCAGGCTACCTCGCAGGCGCAGCAGAGTGCGTTCAACCAGCGCCTGCAAGCGGGCTTAGCGCAGACCGCCGGCCAGACCTCGGCGATGGAACAGACCTTCCAGGACCAGCAGGCCGCGGCCCGGCAGTCCGGCCAGGCCCAGATGGGGGCGCTGAAATCCTACCAGGACGTGCTGAACACCGAGAACACCCAGGCCGAGAACCTGCGCGCGTCCGGAGACCAGCAGGCCCAGCAGCTACTGGCCCAGACCAACGCGGCCAGGCTGGCGAAGGCGCAGCAGGACCAGCAGACCCAGGCCCAGACCCTGCTGGCGGCCAACATGCCGCCGGCGGCGGGACCACAAGCCACCGATCCGTCCGGCGGGACCAATACAGTCGCCAACGACCCAACCCACCAGGCCGCCGGCGCCCGCCGCACCGCGGAAGCCGCCACCAACATCCGGGATTACGGCTCCAAGATCGGCACGCTCAGCGCCTACGATGCGCCGACTAACGCGGTCAATCTGGCGGTGTCGGCGAACAAGACCGGCATCATGCCGGCCGAGACCGCGGACTACCTGCTCAGGTCGGGCAGCGCCGCCCGTCTGCTGCCCTCCCAGGTGGCGTACCAGGCCGCCACGGGCGAGGGGCAGACCCAGTTGGGCCTGATCGGTTCCCGCGGCCAGAACGCCCTGGATGCCGCCGGGCTGAGCTACGGCAATGCCGTCGACATCGCCAATTTGGGGCAGAGCGACGCCACCACCCTGGCAGCGAACAAGGCGGCCCAGGCCAAGCAGGACGCCGCCTACCAGCAAAGCCTGGGCGGTATCGTCTCCGGGGTGGGTAACCTGGGTCTGTATGGTGCGGCCTACTATGGCGGCCTGGGTAAGGGCCTGCTGCCTGGTCAAGCCTACGTGCCGACCGTAGCCGACAACAAGGTGATCTGACATGCCCACACTCGCCAGCGGCGGTGGTCCCGCCATCAACACCGGTAACGCAGCGTGGGATCAGGGGCTGGGCAGCCTAGGCGGGGCGCTGTTCCCGGACCCGTCCAAGGTCGCCCAGGCGGGCTACTACGGTGCCGAGCAGCGCAACAAGCAGCTGCAAAGCTCCAAGCTGCGCGACCAGATGGCGCATCAGCAAGGGCTGGACGCGGCCGCCTCGACCCTGACGATGCCGCAGACGAGCTACGCGCCGTCGCCGGAAGGCCCGAACATGCCGCCGATCATGCAGCCGCCAGGGTCCTATGTGCCCTCCCAGGCGCCCCCGGCGGCAGCGCCACCCACTCTCAGTGCGACAGTCGCGGGGGCACCTCCGCCAGCCGCGGCGCCAGCGCCTCCTGCCGCGCCGGCCGCGGGGACGGTGGGCGCCAACATGGCCCCAGGAGGGTTAAGCGGCCTGTTCGCCGGGGGCGGGGGCGCGGTTCCTGATGGCGGCGGCACTGTGCGGCTGGATCAGGGCACGCCGCCGCCGGTGTCTTCGCCGGCCCAGGGGGCAGGCGCGCCCCCGGCGCCCAACAACACTGCGTCGGACGGCAGCGTGCCGACCAATGACGCGGTCTCAGGGGTGTTCCATCCCGGCAGCATCACGCCCCCAGGTGGTGGGACCAAGACCACTGGTCCCGCCAACGCCGATGGTTCGCCGGCCAAGCCGATGATCACCGCGGCGCAGTATGTGGCGATGGCGGTGGGTGCGGGTCACGATGCCAATCAGGCGATGCTGGAATGGCGGTCCATGATCAGCAGCATGTATGACACCGGCAGGATCGATGAGAACACCTACCATCACATGATGGGTTCGGCCGATCCGTCGATCATCACGACCGATGCCACCAACACGGCCAACATCAAGCGCACCGGGATGGAGCAGGCTGGCGCAACCACTCGCACTGGAATGTCTGAAGCTGGCGCAACCACGCGCCAACAGATGACCATTGAGGAACAAGATAAGGCGCGCGGCGACGCGTTGGTTGACACCGTTGACGCCCAAGGGAACAAAACCCTGACCCCGCGCAGGGATCTGAAACCAGGTCAGCCGGGCTATGACGCGACGCTGGCCAACACGCGGCTCAGCGCCGCCGTCGCGCCGGTCACCACGCAACCTGGCGGTCCTGGCACGCCGACCTACAGCGAGCAGACGTCGACCGCGCAAAAGAACCGGTCTCAGCTATATCAGCAGACGCCCGAACAGCAGCAGGGCGCGATGGGGAACTACGTCGACCGGAACAACCCGACCGAGTTGCTGCCACGCACCGCCGCGCAGGCGCAGAAAGAGGGCTTGGTTGCCGCGCCCAAGAGCATGGAGGAATGGAATGCCCTCGCCGCGTCGGCCTCGGCCAACGCCAAGTCCCCGGAGGAAGCCCAGGCGATCCGCGACAAGGTGATGGCGTTCGCGGTGGCCTCCACGCCGAAGTCGACCACCCCCAACGAGAGCGTGCAGAACGCCAACATCGTCGATCAGCGTCTGTCGTTGCATGTTCCGATACCGGTGCGTTCCGGCTTGCTGGGCACCGGTGTCGGGGCCGGCGCGGCCACCAACATGCTCCCGGCTGCATCATCGCCCGAACTGGGCGACACGCTGCAGAACCTGACCGATCAGTATTTCACCCGTAGCCCTGATCCGTCGATCAGGGGCAACCGTGTCGCCGCGGCAGATGCCGCCGTGCAGCAGTTGATCCGGCAGGGTCGCATCAACCCGAACCAGAGCCGTGATGTCAGTGGCGCCCCCGGATCGGCCGGTCCCAGCACGATCAATAAGCCGGTCTACAATCCGGCGACCAAGACGGTCGAACAGAAACCGCATTTCCGGGTGGATCTGCTCGATCCGAACACCAAGCGGCCGGTCGCGCCAGGGACAGCCAACAACATACCAATGGAAACGCCGCCCTTGTCGAGCGTGGTGGCACCCACGGCGGCCAAGAGTAGTCAGCCACCGGCGGGCGCGCTGGGACCAGCCCCGCCCGGCGCGGCGGACGGGACCACCGGGACCACCAGCACCGGCCAGCGTGGCGTGGTCCGCGGCGGCTGGGTGTTCCCGGCGGCCTCGGCGGCTGCACCTGGACCCGGCGGCGGGGGCTGAGCCGTGGCGTTCCAGTCCCTCGCCGATCTGGTCAAGCACTTCGAGAGCGGCGGCAACTACACCGCGGTCAACCCGTCCTCGGGCGCTGCGGGTGCCTATCAGTTCGTGCCCTCCACCTGGCGGCAATATGGTTCGCAGCTGGGGATCGATACGTCGGCTTACCCTACCGCGTCAGCGGCGCCGCCTGCGGTGCAGGACGCAGTGTTTCAACAAGCGGTGGCGAAACGGGGCATCGGTGACTGGACCTGCCCCGGGTGCAACCCGGCGCTGTCCAGCTACATCTCGGCCAACCCGGGCGATGCCAAGCTGGCGGCGTTCGGGGACCAGCCCCCTGCGGCACCAGCTACGCCACCTCCCGCAGCTGCGCCGGCACCCGCGCCACAACAGACCCAGGGACAAAACCCGATGCTGTTGGCGTCACTGATGAACGCGGCCGGTGGGGGAGGGGGCCTCTCGGCGGCGCTGACCCGGGCGATGCAGCCGATGCAGGACTACAATCAGCGGTTCTTCGGAACCAGCAATGCCTGACGGGACCGCCTTCAGTTTCACCCCTGATCCACCGGCCACGTCGGCGCAACAGCCGTTCAGTTTCACGCCTGATCCGGCGCCTACCACCACCCCTACCACCACGCCGCCAGCACAGACCGATCAGCCATCCGGGGGCTTCAGTTTCACACCCGATCCACCGGCCGGGGTGGTCCCGTCTGCGCCAGCGCCCCCGGTGGCTCCGGCGCCAGCCGCCCTGCCCCCGGTGCCGTCACCCTTGTCCAGCATTCTACCCACGGACCAGACACCCACCGTCACGGTGACCCCGCAGCCACCGACCCCGGCGGTCCTGCCAGCGGTGGCACCGCCAACCCCCGCTCCCACGCCTGACGTGCCTGCCGTGGCCCCGCCGGCGGCCAACATCGCAGACATCTTCAACCCGCCTGTGCCGCCCCCGGCGCCGGCGCCTATGCCGCTGGAAGACCGCATGGTGCCGCAGCCACCCGGTGCGGCGCCAAGCGCAGCGCCCGGGCCGCAGATCCCTGACCAGGTGACGCAGAACGCCACCGGGTTCGAGAACGTCATCGGTGCGACCAAACAAGGCTGGCAGAACACCCCCGACGCGCTAACCCCGGCGGCCGTCGCTTTCGCCCAGAAGTGGGGTCTGGGGACCAACGCCCGCGACGTCAACCTGATCGTCAAAGCCTTAGGCGCTGGGTTCTCCGGTGGCCTGGCGATGATCTACGAGACCGCCAAGGGCCTCGGCATGCCCGAGCCGCTGGCGCGCGATCTGACCGCGATGGCGGAAACCGGCGGGATGACCGGGGCACCGCATGTGCCAGGCGCGGGCATGGGTCCTCACATGCGCAGCCTGGAAGAACAGGCGTTCATGCCCACGGTCACCCCGGATCGGGGACCAGGGCCGCGCCCGGCCGAGCCGGCGCGTGTGGCTGCCCCGGAAGCCAGGCCCGCGCCACCGCCTCCACCTGAGCCGCCGGGGGCTGTGGCAGCGTCACCGGTCCCTGAGCCGCCTGCGCCTGCGCCTGCGCCCGTGCCAGCGCCGCCAGTCAGTGAACCATCACTCGCGCCTGCAGTTGTCCCGCCAGTGCCATCGCCTGCTGCACCAGCGGCGCCGGCAGTGACCCAAGCTGTGGCTCCAGCCACTCAGCCAGTGCCGGCGCCAGTGCCCGGAAAAACGACTGAGCCAGTTCCGGTGACACCTCCGGTGGAGGTTCTGGCAGCCCAGGCTGCGCCAGCCATTCCTGCATCTGAAACACCAGTGCCGCCAGAAACGGCTCCAGCTCCCCCGGCCACGGTGGCTCAAACTGAAACCGGAACTCCGTCATCGCCAGCTCCCGCCGCGCCTGCTACAACACCACCGGATGACGGATCTGGTATCACCGCCGGAGGACCCGGACCAGCAGCTCCTGTGGGCCAAACGGGTGCTGCGAGCGTTCTCGCGCCCGGAGAGCCGCAACCTGTTGTCGGCCAAGGAGATCAGATCCCTGGCGCGGGAGATCATCAACCGGCACCGCTCGCCGAGCCAACGCCCGCGACGGCAGCGGGACAACCTGCACCTGCTGGATTAACCCCGACCGACTACACCGCGGCTAATCCGCACCCGCAGTCGATTGCGACGCAGATCGATCAGCTGGAACAGCTGGGCCGCGACCGCACCCCTGAACAAACCAACCAGCTGCAGGACCTCTACCAGCAACGTCAGGACGCCGAAGCGGCGGCCCCCGAGATCGCCGCGCGGCAGGCCCGGATCGGCCAGCTGGACAGCCAGATCAGCACCTTGGGTGCGCAGATCACCCGGCAGGAAGCCCGCAAGAACGCGGCTATCTCACCACCGGCGGCGCTGGTCGGGAACCGTGCGAAGCTGGACGATCTGATCCAGCAGCGGCGTGCCCTGGTGAGTGAACACCAGGCGGCGATGCCGGCTGAGAGCCAACGGATCGCGCAGCAGGTATTTGGTCCACCAAAAGAAGTTCAGGAGCCACTTGCGACTGCTCCGGGACCAGCGCCTGAAACTGGTCCCGGGACCAGCAGTCCTGTCACTGACCCAGCCGCTCGACAGGCCGAGATCAGTCAACAGCTCACCGCTCTGCAGAAAACCAAATCCGCGCTTAACGGTCAGATCACGCGCGCAAGAAATGCCGGGCGTTCCGTGCCGCCGGAGATCGAGACGCGCCGTTCCGGCGTTATCGACCAGATCGCGGCACTGGAGCGCGAACACGGTGAGATCACGCGGGCGGCGAAAGCCCCCAGGTCCGCGGCGGCTGCACCGACTGATGCGGCCGGAGCCAAGCAGCATTTCGACGCGCAGGCGACGGAGATCAACAAAGGCACGATGAACGACGCCGCGAAACGCGGCGACAAGCCAGCTGATGGCACTCTGTTGTGGTTCCTGGATGGCAACAAGAAAGTCTATCAAAACGCGAACAACTCAGACGCCAGGCTGTATCGCGGCGATGAGTTATCCCGGTTCTCGTCCATTACGGCCCGTAACAAGGACGGCACGTCGTCGCGCATCTGGTTCAAGAACGGCCAGCACGATCAGGCGGTGCGGGTCGCACAGGCACTGGAAATGCCCTTCGGCGCGGCAAGAGATCGCGCCCTCGGGTTAGCCCTTGGCTACAGTCCGAAGGACGTGGAAGCCTACGTCGGAAAACCATCACAAGAAAACCTGCAGCCAGACACTACAGTTTCGAGCGGGACCAGTGGTCCCGTCGAGGACCAAGGACCAGGGACGATCAGCGACGCCGGCGGGCCTTTCCCGCGCGGCCGGTATCTCCCCAAGGATCTCGAACACTACAAGCTCAACGACGGCACCTCGGTTTATCGATCGGTGTTTCAGGCAGCGGGCGTTGACCCAGACCTGGCGGTCAACCGGCCCCTGACGTGGCAGAACAAAGTCCTGTCGGACCACCTGAAAGACCATTTCGGGTTCCGCAACGTGACTGTCGCGCCTGGCACCAACCCGATGTATGCCCGCGACACGATGCTGGAGCTGACCCGTGCGGCGCAGGACATGGCGCACGCGTTGGGCATGAGACCACAGCTGATCTCGCTGGACGGCAGGCTGGCGTTCCAGATCAAACCCAGAGGCAAGCGGGAATACTTCGGCGCCTATGACGGCGGGACCAAGACCATCCATTTGGTCAACGACGCCAACTCGTTCGGCCACGAGTGGGTCCATGCGCTGGACCATCACCTGACCGAGCAGCTGCTGAACAACCCGGCGATGCAGAACCTGCTGAGCCGGCACACGCGCGAAGGCGCGCTGGACACCCGTGACGGCACCCAGGCGGCGTTCGCCAAGCTGATCAACACGATGTTCTACGACGAGGGCGCGGCGGCGCTGCACCGGGTCAACCTGGAGCAGCAGGCCGCCCGGGTGGAC